AAAAAAAGCAAAAAAATGCAAAAACAAAGATGGAAAAGTTTTTAATCTTCCACGTCGCTTTACTAAAAAACGCTGCTTAAAAAAAATAAAAGGCTTCACAATGAAGGCATCATGTGCTCCGTATAAATATTGTAAAAAATAGGATTATTTAAAAATTTTTGCATACATTTAAAATAGTTTTAAAAATTTAAATAGTTTTAAATAATATAGTTCACCATAAATATAAATGACTTAATATTTTTGGCGTATAATAACCTTTAGATTTTTTCTTTTCTAATGCTATTGCTTGCCCACGTTTTTTTGTTCCTGAATGACGGTTAAAATAATTTTGCATACGACGACGAGTATTATGATTTTTATGAGCATATAATTTTAATGGCGTACGGTCTTTAAATTGTTCATAGTCGGATGCTCCAAAATGAAGTTTGCGTATTTTTTTTGTTTTTTTATCTTGAATAATTGCTGTATACTTTTTACCAGGAGGACCTCTCTCAAATCTTAATATTTTTTCTTTCATTTTTTTTAATTTATTATATTATTATATTATTAAAATATTTTATTAATATAATAAACTTTATATTAAATTAATTATGAATGTACCCATTAAATATATACCAAAACGTCTCTCCAAAAAAGATAAAGCAAAACAAAAAAAACAACTCAAAAAATCTAGAGCTGCATATAAAAAAGGTATTTATATTCATAGAAAACCATTAAAATCATTTAAAAATAAAAAATCACAACATCTTATAAATGCTGAAAAAATATATAAAGTTAATAAAGTAGTTATCAATAATAATTTAGCAAAAAAAACTGGTTGCTCTATTAAAGCTTTAAATAAAATTGTTAAAAAAGGACAAGGTGCTTATTATTCATCTGGTTCTCGTCCAAATCAAACTGCACATAGTTGGGGTATTGCACGTTTAGCATCCAGTATTAGCGGTGGTAAAGCAGCCGCAATAGATTATAATATTTTAGTAGAAGGATGTAACACCAATTCAAAAGCATTAAAATTAGCAAAAAAATCACGCATTAAAAATGGATATGGAACACGAAAAGTTCCCAAAACTAAATTATAGAAGTTATATTTATTTTTTAGCATATTTACGACCATATTTCATCCAAAGTAAAACACTAATTGTAAAACCTAATAAAAATCCTGCTACACATTGGTCGGGATGTTCGGCTAAAAACATTTGTGTTATCAAAGGACCTATGAAAAATGTTAATATTGAATAAAAAATCATTATACCTATCATTGTTGGATTACTTAAATGAACCATAGTTTTATAATATATTAAATATATTAAAATTTAATATATTAAAATTAAGAATAGAAAATAAATAATTATCGGGAATATTCTAAATTTGCTGTTCCACTTTGGAAATATAAGATATTATAACGTTCCTCTATTATATATAAATCATAATTATATTTATAAATTGAACCCGGATCTTTTGAAGTAGCAATTACTACACCTGTATCTGGATCACAAATTGTTCTAAAATCAACATTGTCTCTATCCAATGGAGGATTAATAGCAATATTATATTCAAATTCTATTGTTTTAAATTTATTTGTATTAAATGCTCCATTTGGTTGATATTTATATGGGTCAGTTGATAATGCAAAATTATAACAATATAATCCTTCTTTACTATAACCATTGGAAGTATTATATTTTTCTATTTGACTATATAATTCACTTGGATAATCATCTTCTCTATATTTTCCGTCAACAATTATTGCGAATTTTGTTAAAATATTTTTATGATTTTTCTGACTAAAATCATCTGGTACATTTCCTGTTATATAAATATTTTTTGATAAATCAGATATTTGTTTCAGTTCTTCTAATAAATTTAAATCCGAATTTAAGTTAGAGTTTAAGTATTTTTTATTACCCAGATTATAATTGACATTACCGATATGACTATTATAATATATAAATTCGGAATTTCCACTATTACTTATGTCTAATAATTGTAAATTATTGGGTTCTTTATTTTCATATGGCCAATTCGTATAATTTGACCATTCATTGCGTTCTTTTGCATCATCCCGACGTAAATACCACATCCAACTAGAAACCAAACCATTACTATCAAATGTAATTTTTCCATTATTTTGAGTTAATTCTTTTTTTGTTTCATATACTAATTTAATCAAATATTCTTGCTTTCCATTTGCAAATAATCTACGTTCTTCGTCTCCCAAAAAACATTGAGTTGTTATTAAATGTATTTTTCCATTAAATTTCATAGTTTTATCTACATATTTATAACCAAAACTTATATCTCTTATTGGTGGTTGTTGAATAAATCTATAATAACCATATTGTTCTTTTTTAGATTGATCTGGAAAAATTCTTGGAAATTCATTATAAGTTAAAGGGTATATGTTTTCATTGTTAGCACCAACATCATATAGTACATCTTTTATTGTAAATAATTGCGAAATTGGTCTTAAAATAAATTTAATTTCTAATACATCATATTGCAAACATATTAATGGTAATGCCATTGTAGAAGCCATACTGTACCAACTATTTATTGGAATATATAACTGTGTTTGTCTTATTGAAGGTTCTATTCCACTTGGATCTATTGTGTCTTTATAATTAAATGCATTAGGATAATTATTATTTCTATTAGCATAATTAGCAGGATCATTTAGATAACTTGTATTTCCAGACATTAAATTAAATAGTTCTTTTTTATTAGCATCAAAATCTCTTTCAACTATATTTTGTATATATGAACCACTATATGATTGAATTAAACGACCATTGAATGTAAATTGAACTTCTGTTATTAATTGACTACCTATATTTTTTATCCACTGAAATTCGTATGGTCTATATTCGCTGGTTGTAATTTGAGGAAAATCACCAGAAGTATAATGGTAAATTGGACTCCAAATATTTGGTAAGGTTATACCCAAATATGTATCCATTAATAAATCACCATATCTTGGTATTTTGAAACTAAATGAAGTCGGTTCAGAAACTTGTAATTCTTTATTACCAGTTTGGTCAACTCTAAATTTTTGTAATCCAAAATTTGTATATTTAACATATTTAGATTTAAAAAAGCTTTTACTAGGATTTCCTGTTAAAATTATATTTTGATTTCCAATTGCAATTAAATTTAATAAACCACCCGCCATTATTAAAACACTATATTAATATATATATTATTTTTTTTATTAAATCTATATTAAATAATAATATATATATAATTTAATTAATAAATAATGGCAGAAAATAATATAAAAGATACATTTAATAAATCAAAAGAGATTATAGGTAAAAAATTTGACCAATTAATGGGTTCTGAAAATAATGTAGTTATTATATCATTTGTAATAATTTTTTTTATATTATTTTCTGTTTTAAGTTGGATATATAGCACATTAAGCAATAAGTCAAGAAGTTGTGTAAGAATAAATTCAATATATAAAGAAGACAACGATTTAAGAACAGATGCTGCTGCTTTAAGGCATAAAGGAGATGAAAAGGATATATTAGTCAAAAATTTCTTTATAAAAACTGCGTATAATTGTTGTTGCGTTGATGGGTATAAAAATAATTGGGTTGATGGATGTGCTCTTAGAAAATGTATTTATCAAGGCGCGCGTTGTTTAGATTTTGAAATATATTCTTATAATGATGAGCCAATTATTGCTGCATCAACTGCTAATAACAATTCTATAAAAGAAACATATAATTATATGAAATTTCAAGATGTATTAAATATAATAACAAAGGAAAATATTACTACTAAAATAGACAATGCAAGTGATCCATTATTTTTACATTTTAGAATAATGAGTGATAACATTAACATATATAAAAAAATGGCTACTCTTATTAAAAGTGTTTTATTTAACAATAATGATCAAAATAGAAATAGATGCAATATAAAAGAAAAAGATTTAGTAATGTCAAACATAAATAATTTACAAAACAGATATATTATTATGGTAAATGCCAAAAACTATGTTAATGTTCAGCAAACTGACTTAATAGATTATGTCAATTTACAATCGGGTGGTCCAAATTTAGGATTATTAAGATATCAAACATTGCTTGCTGCAGGCGATAATAATGCTTTATTAAAGGCTCAAACAAAAAAATCATTATTTATAGTATTACCTGATTTAAATAATAACATAGAAAATTATGATTGGACAATAGCATATAATAATGGCTGCCAATTTATTGCTATGAAATTTCAAAACGTAGATAATCAATTAATTCATTATAATAAAATTATGTTTATTGAAAATATAAATAACATTAATGGTCTCCAACGCCGTGCAATTGTTTTGAAACCAAAACATTTAATAGAATCAGATCAAAGTAACTCTGAATATGAAAAAATTTATGAACTTGGTGGGAATACAAAAATCGA